CCAGGTATAACAACATTTTTTTCTAGTTTGAATCCTAATTCATTATTAGGGAAAGTAAATGTGAATAGTCTATGACCATCTGTTGATTCAACAGTAATATTCTTTTTATCTACTTTTAAATGAATACCCATTAAAAGTAGTTTTGAATAATCCTTACTTACAAATTGACTAGCTATCCTTATTACTTCATAAGGTAAACAACCTATTTGTGTTTCATTCTCATATATTGCGTATGGACTAGAAACTTGTTTTGTAGTAACTGAAGTTGACATTTTTTTATTAGTGAGAGGGAATAACGTAAACTCTCAACTTAAGTATTACATTAGATTTTATATAATGTCAAACTAATTTTATCAATTATTTTATAAACCCTATAATTAAACTTGATATTTCCTTTATCTAGTCTTATAACTTTAATTAATGAAGTCATAATAAAAAGCAATTCCCAAGTGCTTAAAGTTATCTGAACTTTATTGCTATTACTGAATATTCTTACTTTTTTCATAATGAATAATGAATGGATAGTTTAAACGTACCAATAAGAACTATTAATGGCAACATGAATGGCAATATGAATGTGAGAATTTTTTTTATTTGCAAATTACAATTTCTATTGTAATATAGTAATGCACTTAGTTTTTTTAGACTAACCAAAATGAAAAACACTGAAAATTCTCAGAAAAACGTCTTAATCATTGGATCAGGTTCAATGGGTTATAGCGATCAAAGAATCCACGATATGTGGATTGATAAGTTTAATCTTTTTTCTAAAGTTGAACATGAAAGTTCAATCAAAAAAGGTAAGTACAAACCATTAATTACTTTAGAAGGGATTGACTGGTGTGGTACTCGTACCGTTTACAACTACCTAGTGAATGGCATACATCAAAGCCTACCACTAGATGTTTTTAATGATTTAGGTTTATACCTTTGGAATCATTTATTTAATCCTAATACTGGTAGAACACCAGTTCATCTTTTCTTACGTCAAGCCGATCCAGGTTTAGGTATTTGCATACCACAAGATACAAGGGAAAATTTCTTTTCTTTTAGAGAAGAAAACGATCCACTAGAAAAAATTTATTTAGAGGGATTAGATAAATGAAAAATTACGATAAAGCATACCAGGAATACAAAAGTATTTCTGGTTTATCTGATAAAGATATGAACACTTGGATTAAAATTAATCCTTTTGTTAATGAATGGATTAACAATAGAGCAAAGGAATTAATTAAATGAAATTATCTGAAGTAAAAACATCAATAGTAATTGCACTTATGAAAAGTGTGACTACCCAAAATGAAAAGAAAGCTATAAATGTTTCTAAAGATGTTGAAAGACAAATTGAAATTGTCGGTAAATTTTTAGAAAAGAAATTTCTTATTGAATGTATTTATACTGCTGAAAATTGCTTAAACGATCCAAAAAAGTTTGATTCTATTATGAAAAACTTTAAACCTTTTAATGCCAGATTTAGTGAGCATATAGAAGATGGATAGAAAAGAAGCAATAGATTTAGCTTTAAATTTATTTCGTAAGGATTTAGATAAAAATGATGTAGTAAATACATTAATTCGATCTAACATTCCAGAATCTACCGCATACCGTTATGCCAAAAAAGCATTAGATCAGTATGAATGGGAAGATGATAATAATGGAAGCGAACCAAAATCTTTAGAGCTAAATGCCCTACATACTATTTATAAAGCTATGAAATGGGCAGAAACAAATAATGAACCAGAATTGGCTGTTAAATATGCCAATTTATATATCACTAACAAAAAGAGGTTAAAAAAATGAAAATTGATGTTTTTTCTTTGCTGCCTGATAAAGTAGCAGATTACATAGCTGAACAAATTTCTGAAGCACTTTCCAAAAATGGATATGACAATTCCATAGTCTTATGGGATATTTCATGCGAACTACCAGACGAGGTTTAAAAAAAAAAATGAATGATTCTTTTATGCACGATCATCAATCAGCACTTGATAGTTTTATGGAAGATAAAGCTATCCAGGATTTAGAAGATGCTGGTATATATCCCGCACCAGATAATGATGCTGTTCTTGAAAATCTTTATGAAGAAGCCTATGAAGAGATAAAAAATAATAATTATCTCGGATTTGATGAAGAGGGTATTATTTTTGCTGCTCAGTGCCAAGCACAACAAAAGTTTGAAGAACTGCCCGAACCACTAGACAACAGCTAACTCTTTTATCTGTTCCTGGAACTTCATACAACGTTCCATAAAACATATTTCGCTAGACCTCAACGCTAATGAATCCATTAGTTTTAGTTGAGGTTTTCCACTTCTTCTAGCAATACATACTAAGGCTTGAGTACATTCAATACCAGTAAGTTTTCTTAGTGCATAATTATACGCTCCAAGTTGATGACAATAGTTCAATAACATCTCATCTGACCTGACTTCCTTGGAAGTTTTCCAATCACATATTGTTAACTTTCCATCAATATCTATCAAAGCATCAGCAGTACCCGCAAATCCATAATCTTTATCATAAATACTAAATTCAATCGCATGAATGGCCGTTACACGTTCCAATATGAATGATCGTAAACCTCTTGCGTAGCCTGACGCACTCCAGCTAACACGAGGTGCGGTTTCGGCTGCTTTTGATAATGCCCATTGCGTGACTTTTGTTGGACAACGCTCCAATTCATCTTTTCCTTCTCTCCAAATACCTCGCTTGTTTGCATTGTGTCTAGCAAGTTTCGCTCCAGTTTTAAGTAGATATTCTGCGTGAGCGTGAGCAAGTCTCCCCCTCTCGCAAGCCATATCTCTCTCATCTGCTGATCCCTTCTTTTCAATCCAACGTTCCAAAGCATCTTTTTGTTCCTGGGGTGCGGTTTCTTTTAAAATATGGGTAACTGAATGGTATATATTGTCCTTTCCATCTTTATATATTCTATGTGGATATATAGTGCCTGAGTCATCACGCTCCAAAGTCCAACGTCTTAGTCCTGCTAACGCTCCATGTTTTTGTAATGACCCCATTAGTGGCTCGTAGATATACGTTCCCATTTTTATAATACCTTATTCCCAGTTTTCCGCAATACTCTTCAAGCTATTAGATATTTCTGTCATAGCGTTAGGGAATTTTTCATCTCTATTAAGGTGTAAAGCCTGGTAAATTTCCCATAAATAAGGGTTATCAGTAAAATCGTTAATTAAACCTTTATCTAAAGCAGTTTCAATAACGTCACCTAATTTATTTATTGAAGATACGACTGAACGTAACTCAATTAATTCATTTAAACCGGAAGATTCAGAAGATAATTGAGATGTATTAAAACTCATAAGACTGTTTTCTATTCCTTCCAACGAGCCAGAAATTCTTTCTAAGTGAGAAAGTAATTGTTTTGTCTGTTCCTGATCCATAATTAAAAAATAAAGACTAAAAAAGAGGGTCAAAAGACCCCCTATGAATGGCGATTATTCGCCTGGAGCAAATGGATTACCACCTGTCATTAACTCTTTAATATCAAATCCACTATCTTTTGCTTCTGCATAAGTAGCTTCTATTAAAGGGCTAGTGCCTTTTTTGCGTGGTACTGCTCTTAAACTGTATTCAGTTTTTAGTCCAGTTCCTTCTCTTGAAAGAACAAAATCCCAAGCAAGTAAATCAGAATAATCTTCCATTTGACTTATCTTGTCAAATTCTTTGATGATTCCTTTTTGTGTAGCTTGGAAGATTTTTACTTCCTGTGAATCATGTTCAAATACTGGAACTGCAATACCAAACTTTGCTGGCTCTACTCCAGTACCTTCCCTGTTCATTCTACGGGTATATTCACTACCCATTTCAATCTCGGCATCTTCTGTTGTTGGGCTGTCTGCGAATCTGAATGGCTTTAATTTGCCTTCACCTGATTCACCCCAAACTTCAAAAAATTCTAGAGGTTGGTCATCTAATAGTGCAAAACGTACACTACCACCACTTTCAAGTTTAGTGGGATTTATGTAACCACCAGTTTGTGTGGTAGCTACTGCTGATTGTGCTTTTTCTGTTAAGAAGGGCATGATAAAATGTGCTTGTAGGCTTTTGCCTTGTGCATTTCTATTGTAGTACATGGACAAGATAATGTAAATAGACTACAATTAAAAAACCCCCAGGGTAGGAAGAACCTTGAGGGTTTGAACACATAAGTCCACAGTAGGTATTGTATCACATGAATCTGCAACAGTTTGTAAAGATGTTACCAAAACATCTTGTTTACGCTCCGATATATCGCAAAGGAGTAGAGATAAAATCTAAAGATGGGAAGATTTTAAAGTCAACAGGTAAAAATCCTTTTGGCGAATCTTATGAAAGACAGTTCTCTCCAGATGATGTTACTTATGTATTAGAAAAGTATCCTAATCGTTTTGGTGCTGTAGGACTATTCACTGGAATTAGAGGAAAAGGTCTAGTAATTCTTGATGTAGATAAAAATTTAGCGATCCATAAAAAGAAATGGGGAGATACTTTAAATGGTGCTCCTTGTATTACCAGTACAAAGAAAAACGCTGCTAAATATATATTCAAAGTTCCAGAAGAATTATGGTCTAGTGTTAAAGGTCGTATGCTTTCTGAGCAAACTTCTACTTGCTACGAAATACTTTTCAACAAAAGACAAGGATTAATTTTTGGTGCATATCCAGGTTCAACTACTTCATCAGAAGGTAATTATGGTTTTGAAGGTGATTTAGATAATATTCCTACTGCTCCAGATTGGTTATTAGCTGAGATGAAATCTCTTAAGGCTAATGAAGGAACTACTGGTTTTGTAAAGAATAGAAGTGGTTTAGTTTTGTCTGATAGAACTGAAGATGAAAGGGCACAGATAATTCAAGAGTGTTTAAGTGTTGTTCCAACTAAGGGTGCGGGTAGTAGAGAGCATTGGCTCCACGTTGGTATGTCTATTCATTCTGAATTACCTAACGATCTTGGGTTAGAACTTTGGTCAGTATGGTCTAAGGGCGATCCTGACTACATCAATGAATGGGATAAGCATAATCCATGCGAAGCTGTTTGGAAGTCCTTTAAGGGCACTGGAAGGGGTATAGGGTCACTAATTCGTGATGCTGATGAAGTCGATCCAAAAAGATTACGTTTTAGTCCTATAAGTAAAGACATTGTTGATAAGGCTCAAAATGAATTACTCGTAAGAACAAGACGAGTAAAAATGTCTTTCCAAGAAGTAAAAAAAGAATATATGCGTATCTGTGAAGAAGTTGCTGATCCAGGAGAACAGGATTTCTTGATGCACCAGTTAGCTGTTGATAATGAATTTAAGGATCTTGAGAGACTAGAAAGCTGTTTGATGAGTAGTGAAGCATTTGATCTAGGTAGTGAAGAAATGACTGCCTCTGAATTAGATGCTGAAGATTTATCTCGTAGCTATGTAATACCTGAGATTCTTCCTACTCCTGCTGTATTTCTTCTTTATGGTGCTGGTGGAGATGGTAAATCAATGGCTGCCTGGGCATTAGCTAAACATATATCTCTTGGTTTACCTTTTGAAGTGCAAAACAATGTCGTTCCAATCAAAAAAGGTAAAGTTTTGATTCTTAACGCTGACCAGCCAAAGGTGCAGTTGCGTGAACAGTTGAGAGAACAAGATTACAAAATGGATAACAATACTGTTGTTATTAATGGTTTTCAAATTAAACGTGAATATTACTTTGCTCAATTAATTAAGAAACACAAACCAACATTAGTTGTTATCGACTCTTTGATTGGTTCTTCGGCTGGTAGAGCGTTTGATGAAAACAAAAGTTCTTTTGCATCTCCCTTATACAGACTTACCAATAACAATGGTCATAGTTTTCCTGCTACAACTATTCTTGTTATTCATCACGCTAATAAGCAAGGTGGATTTAGAGGTACAAGTTCTATTAGAGATGCTGTAGATGAAACCTGGAAACTTAGCAAACCAGATAAGGAGCTATCAGAACAGTTAGGAACTAATACAAGAATTATTAGAGTTGAAAAGAGTAGGTTTAGTCGTATGGGTAGTTGCCTTCTTCTAAAACAATTAAGTGACCTTAGTTTTGAACTGAAAGATTACAAACCAAAAGTAGAAAATTCTTCCCCTGCTTCTATTATTGATCGCATACTTGAAAAACTTAGAACTGTTTACCCAGAAACTAGATCCAGGATTGATCTTAATGCCGATCCATTAATCGGTGGTAATGTTACTGCTATCAGAAAATCGTTAGAAAGGTTAGTTGATAGAGGATTAATTCAAATTTGGGAGCAAAAACCTTCAGTGAATGGTGGTCGACCCACTAACTACTACAAAGCTATCCTCGTGCGGGGAGACAAAAAATCTGTCGCATTGAATGGAAAGCCTAGTGATAACAACGATTTAGCAATGCGACAGGTAAATAAAAATGAAAGCTGTCACATTGGTACGGATAAAGCAATGCGACAGGAAAAAGAAAAAGATAAGTGTCGCATTGATAAACCCTTACCACAACAGGAATCTACTACCAATGCGACAGGTGATTTATATTCCCCCGTGCGAGGCGATGATAAAGACGCATGGAAGGCATGGAAATGAGAGATACAAAAGTAATAATTTATTGCCACAGACCACAAAAAGACGCTCCATTAGCTTCAGTTCGTTATACAAAATATGATGCTCTTAATAGAGTTATAGACGTTGACCAGGTTGATTATGAAGATAAAAACTATTTTCATAGCGAAGTTTTACAGGCTGTTAATTGTGGAGTTGATGTTCTTATCTACACTCATTTAGATGGATCATCTCTTCAAAGAAAAATAGAAAAGTGGACATAATTTTATTATTGTAGTACACTAACAGAGTAAACTTATTGTCACCACCCATGACACAACCCAAATATTCCGTCTTCTACGGCATCAAAGAATTGCATCGCCTACACGCAGCGTCAAGTCTTGCATTTGATACAGAAACATTGCAGCTTCAGCCAGAAAAAGGCAAGCTAAGATTAATCCAACTCGGTTCCTATACCTTACGAACCATAGTTGTAATTGACTGTTTTGAATTAACAGAAAATAACTGGAACTACTTACAGAGATTCTTTACTAATGGTGCTAGATTTTGGCTCGCACATAACGCAGTTTTTGATCTTGGCTGGCTCCAGGAACACGATATTGATGTTAGAGGAAAGGTCAGATGTAGTATGTTAGCAAGCCGTTTACTTACTAATGGCATACCAAAAACTCAACATGGTTTAGCTCATGTTGCAAAAAGATATTTAGATATAGATGTATCTAAGGAACAACAGTCATCACATTGGGGTGCTGATGTTTTGAGTAAGGCTCAACTTGAATATGCTGCTAAAGATATAGAAGTATTACTTGAATTAGATCAAATACTTGATCGTAAATTACAAAGCGATCAACTTATGGAAGCATACACATTAGAGTGTCTAGCTTTACCAGCTATGGCTCAAATGTGGAGAACTGGCCTTCCATGGAATCGTTCAGCACTTGAACAAAGACGTATTGATTATGAAGATGATTTAAAAGAAATGTCTAAAGAGTTTCTTCGTGAACTTGATAATGCTTTACCAGAAACAAATAAGTTACCACGAGAGCGTGACGGATCGTTTAATCTTCGTGCGAAAGACGAGGGCTCTATACGATTAGGTACTAAAAAGTATGCTGGATTCAATATTAATAGCCCTAAACAACTATTAGAAAAATTTACTTTGATACTTGGCACTCCACCTGTAGATGCTACTGGTAAACCTAGTGCCTCAAGACAAACACTAAAATCTTTTGCCGCCGATTCTGAGATTATTCAAACTTACCTAGTTTGGAAAAAGACAGAAAAACGTAGACAAATGATTACAAGTATTTTGTCTAAACTAAACGATAAGGGATATGTAAATGCTTCTTATATGCAACTAGGAGCGGATACAGGAAGAATGTCCAGTATCAATCCAAATAATCAACAAATTCCTAGAGACTCAGAGTTTAGACAATGTGTAGAGGCTCCAGAAGGCTGGAAAATAGTTGATGCTGACTTTTCTCAAATGGAACTACGTCTTGCTGCTGCTTTAGCCAACGATGAAAACATGATACAGGCTTTTATTAGAGGAGAAGATTTACATGACTATACTGCTGAACAAATGGGCTGTGATAGACAGATAGCTAAGTCAGCTAACTTTGGTTTGCTTTACGGAGCAGGAGCAGAAGGCTTGCGTAACTACGCTGGTAGTAGCGGTGTTTTGATGACGCTCGAAGAAGCAACAAAAGTTCGTGATAACTGGTTGCGTACCTACAAAGGCGTTCACGCTTGGCAGAATAAGAATTATCAGATTGCAAAAAACTCTAGTGGTAATGAATGGGCCGAAACTCGTATTCCTTTATCGAATATGCGTAGGTATCTTAAAGGCGATCTTAACAGAGTAACAGTTAGATGTAATACTCCGATCCAGGGTGCTGGTGCTGCCATACTAAAGTGTGCATTAGGAAACTTATGGACAGAAGTAAAGGTTTGTGGCGAAGATAAAGTAAGGATCGCAGCAGCAGTACATGATGAATTAATACTTTTAGTTAAAGAGCAATTTGCTGACGCATGGGCTCATAAACTTAAAGGTATTATGGAAAAAGCAGAATCAAAATGGTTAGGTAGAGTTCCTGCTGTTGCTGAAGTATCTGTCGGAAATACCTGGGAGGAAACACACTAATGAAACTGGACTTTACTGGATTTCCAGATGACCCATATAACAAAATTCCTTATCCTGGAATGGTCTTTCATAATAAAGCAGATGGAAAGACATACAAATTTGTCAAATACACAAAGGTAAGAGATCCATACTTACCACACCATTGGGTTGAAATAAAATGACCAAAGAACAACGAATCGAAGCTGCTCAAAAACGTATAGCAGAATTAAGAAAACTTATTTCAGAATGGACTAAACGTAATGGTTAAAATCTTAAATACTACAAAAGGCTGGTGTTATCAAAGTAATACTGAGGTAGCATACTATAAGACACTCCATGAAGTGATGGCTGTTGCCTATGCAAAAGAATTTAAGAGTCCAGGTAATTCAAGACCTATATGCTGAAGTTAGAAAGTCTAGGACAGGAGATTTATCCAGGGCTATAGACTTTCTAAGATCAGCTAGAGAAATACATAAAGGTAAATCGAATAAAAGAAAACAAGCCAAAATAAATTATGTAAAAAGGCAAGTTGATAAAGCCGATTTGCCTTTTTGGTGGTAAAGTAGTACAAGAGAGACTTATTTAATGGCACTGAAACACGGAAACAAAAATTATTACCAAGTTTTGATAGATCCACATAGATCAAAACTTATAGAAAAGGCAGCAGAACAAAAGGGAATGAAAGGTACAGCCTGGGTTAGAAAGGCTGCATACAGTCAGTTAGAACGTGAATTTTCTAGTGCAGAATACAAAATAGCAGAAGCAAAAGATGAATTATTGTGGAGAGAATCAGTACAAAGAAGAATAGATGGAAGAAAAGCTAATTCTGAAAGTTAAAGTTTCGTAACAGATTACATAGTGGTGGCACTTTGTTGCTATACTTCTAAGGAAGTTCAAATTTATTATGACCACAAAGAAACTTTACAAATTCAGAACTAAAACAGTTCTCAACGAAACATTTGAAGTAGAAGCTGAATCTTATGACCAAGCTGTAGACTTTATATTTGATGGTGCAGATAACCATGAAGATGACTACCCAAGCCAAGCAGAACGTACAGGTTGGTGGTATGACGATAGGGAGTTTGTAGAATTAGACCACGAATACCCTGGTATAGTTGCTATTTCCATAACTGAAGAAGAAGCTGAAAAAACTATGCTTGGAAAAACTGATTGGTGGATATACAAACCAGATGGTTGCCCTTTAGGTGATTGGAGAGAAGTTACCGATGAAGAAAGAGTTGCTGATGAAAAGCAAGCCGTTGCAGATGGCAGATTAAACGAAAAATTTGCATCTTATACATAATGAGCATTTATTTTCGTTCATCACTTGGAATTGATTTTCCAAAATCTCCTTACATAGGTCAGATTCATTATGACTTCGATCTAAAAAGAACTTTTAGATATGAAGAAAAAGATTTTGGCGATTGTATTTTGAAGTCAACAATAGATTGGTTTCATTGGGTCGATATAACTGATAAAGACCTCTTATGACTTTTGAGGCAAGATCCACCTGTAATATCTCCCAGGTGGTTATGCTGCTTTTTTGTAATCTTGGGAGCCATGACCCTCATACTCCATCACTAAGCAATTTTACAAATGTTATTACAAGTTCCCATCGAGGATCTAGTAGGGGGTCAAAGGGGTTTTGAGTGCCCTGACTAATAAACTACTAGATAAGCTAACCTGATCTGTAAGTCCTCAGTCTACTATACTACATTAAAAAACATGGCTACTAAACCTTCATCACTATTTGAAAAAGATAAGCTGATACGAACTACAGTTCAGCTTAGAACCTCTCAGCATAAAGCATTGGAAAGTCTTAGCGGACCAGGAAAATCCATATCCCACCTGGTTAGAACTGCTATTGATATTTACTTAGAACCTATCTATGAACAGGCTCACGAAGATCAAAAAATGGACAGAATGTTAACTGAACTTGAACAAGCTGAAGATAGGCTTGAAAAACTAAACGAAAAAGCAATATTAATGGAAGATATTTTTGACGATTTAAAAACTACTGCTAAATAAAGAATGAAAAGAATAACATGGGTCGAGTGCCCAGGCTGTAAGATGTACAGCGATCAAAAGGTAATTCGTTCTGAGCGAAATTCAAAATTTATAACAATTCGTAGAAGGCTTTGTTATGAGTGTGGACACAAATGGTTTACGATCCAATATCCAGAAATGATAGTTCCTGATATACAGGCTCGTTATGCTTCTCGTGAGTGACGTTTCTTTATTATTTTTCTATACTTCCAGTGCATATAAAGTTGCTCTATCCACCATCTGACTTTGTATATTCCTGTAGTTTTTCTTGTTGGTGCTTTCATTACAGCTAATGTTGCTTCCAGTTCTATTACTCTCATCATTGCTTTAGACAATACTGTTTCAGCCCTGGCATGATTTTTCATCATGTCTATACAGAAGGCTTTTAGTCTGTCTGTATCTTCGCAAGCCATTACTTCTCTACATCGAAGTTCTATCGCCAATTCAGCTTCGGGAGGTAATTCCGTATGGATCATTTTCATAAAGCCGTCATTTTTCATGTCATTGAAGAGAGGTGGTGGAGCCTGGAAACATTCTGGCCTCGATAAAAGCAACTGCTTGATCGTCTATTGTATTGTCTGTTTGTTTAGCTATTGCCTTTAACAGATCCACAATCAATCTTTTCATTGCTTTGGATTTGATAAAGACTAAAAGGATAGGTTTTAAAATTTTTACCATCGGTTTTATGTGTTACTTCCCAAACATAGCTACTTTGCTAGTATTAGACAAGGATCTTTACTTTTATGGCTGAAGAGAAAGAAGAAAAAGAAGGCATCGAATGGGGTGAACTCTTTGGTCACGCTATCCGATTTCTGATTTTGACTTGGAGTTTATCAATGATGACTTTGGGGTACATGGGCAAGGTAAGAATTGATGGAGCGTTCACGGCTGGACTTGTCAGTGGGGTGCTCGGAAGCTATGGAATTTCAGTAGGAAACAAGAAAAGTGGCACAGGTAACAACAATGGTCCTAAAATAATAGATAATAGTAAAAACAAAGTAGGAATCAAATGAAAAGACTATTACCATTTATCTTTCTTGTATCCGCACCGGCTTATGCGGACATGACCCACAACATATCATCTAGTGTAAAATTTGAATCTCTTTCAGCAGCTAGTACGGCTGATAAGATTGGGTCGTCATACAGTATCTCAGGTAATAATGTAACAACTGTAGACTCTAATTCAGCAGCTACCATAGGTGGTTTTGGTTCTGTTACTAACGGAGTGCCAGCAGTAACTTTTCCCTCCGCTACGCAAGCGACTTCGGGCGAAGCCTTCAGCTTTTCTACTAGCTACTTGGAAGGAGATGCCACACCAGGTAGTGCAGTTACAGTAGGCACTGTGCCAAACTTCAGTGATTTGACCTCAACTTCTGCGGGATCTGTGGGTACAGCAGCAGTAGCACTAGATAACCACAATATTACAATGACACCTGGAACTGGAACGGGTATTGTAATTACAGGTCAGTTTGTCGTTGATCTCACTATCGAATGAGGAGGCTACTTCTTCTTGGCTTTGTTATATCTGCTCCTTGTTACGCTGTGCCAGTTATACCTAATTTTACGCAGGGAAGTTCCACAAGTCGAACAGAAACTTCCACAATTATTACAGAATCTATACGAACAACAGAGTATAATAGTGGGTTTTTGTACTCGGTTACAGGATCAGGAATACAGCATGACGGATCTTCTATATCTCCAGCAGCTACTACTGTTAATGAAACTATAAACGGAACTACGCATACATGGCAGGGATTAAATTTAGATCAACGACCCAACTGGACTCAAACAACTCAAGGAGATGCTTTTCAATTTACAGAAGTTTATCAAGCACCTGGTCTAGAATCCGTAACCGATATAACCCGAACCATCGAAAGCACAAGCGTTACAGATACCACAACTATCTTCTCGCAATAAGTCTTATAAGTAATCCTGTATTTGCCAACACCAGCAATACGGCTGCACCAGTGGCACAATCATCATCTTCAGTATCTAACTTCGCAACCCAAGTTTTAGGTGGCCCGATGGTAGAGAACCAATACGGAAATGGAATAGTTTGTTCTGGCCCACAGATGGGATTTAGCCCTTTTGTAACTACAACATTCAATCAAAGACGGCCACAGGATTACATTTACCATACTCCCGTGTACGACAACACAGATGCCAACAATGATAACGTGCCAGATAATCCAGGAAACATACTATACTATCAAGAAAACTATAGTGGTAACAAGGATTCTTTAGGACTTAATTTTGGATTTGCATTTACATTTAATATTCCTTTAGATAGTAGATTTCAAAACTCTTGTCTTGATGCTGCAAACACTCAAATAAAATTACAAAAACAAGAATTAAATGCTAAAAAATTAAATTACGAAATAGCGAGGCTTAAGAATTGTGGTGAACTTATGTTGGCTGGTATATATTTCGATCCTAAAAGTGAGTTCGCAAAATTATGCGAAGGAGTGCGTATCGCTCCAAAACCAAATCAAGTTATACCGCACACTCACGAACTAAAAATAGGTCAGTAGACAAGTCACGGGTATTAAACTTATCTACGGATAATTATTCTACCTTATCTTTCTTCTTTGTCAGCTTTTTAAATAAATTCTTTACTAAAGGTTTGACAATATTAAGCAGTAGTGGAGTAGTGGCAGCAACAGTAGCAATAGCAGCAGTGCTAACAAGCTGTGGAGGATTCGGTATGTATTGCTCGATGAATTTAACGTCTTCATATAGAGTTATACATTTACTCCCATCTTCGCTTCTTTCATGCCCAATGACACGTTCCAGCTTAAATTCGTTACGATAATCGCCTATTCTTTGGTCATCAGATCCAGGACAAGCAACAAATAGTGGTTTTTCTTCTTTCTTTTTTGGTTCGTATTTTGGTGGTTCTACTGTTGGCGGTACAAATTCTTCTGTCTGATTGGCGGTTTCGGCTTGCGTGTACTTAAATTCGTTGGGGTTATACTCCAAAGGTTCAAAACTAGGAATACTGAAATTACCACATTCTGTATATGTTCCATACTCATCTTTAGGGTTGTCAATAAGGCTAGTTAGATTATTCCTATGAACTCTCACACAACCTGGAATGTCTACAACAGGTTTATTTATGTAATTTACTACTGGATTATTGAATTTCCATATCGGTATTTCATGTATTTGAATTTCGTTTATCTGAAAACGAGGTATGTCAATCGTAGGCATCTCTTCGTTTGTAAATCTCTACATAAGAACTACATTTAGGACAAGTTAAATTAGTTAGTACAGAATATTCTGTGTTATCTTCGGTGTCGTGATCGCCACCCCAAATTAATTCTGTATCACACCAGTAACAAATCATTTTTTAGGTAAAGGTACGGATTTACCTGTAACATCAGGCATTACGTTATCTAAAACTTTAGGCATAGCACCCTGTACATTTCCTAATATTTCATTCATAACTTGAGATTTGAAATTTTCAGATGTTACATATTTGTAGCCCAGGTACGCTCCACCACTCATGGAAGCTACCATTATGAATGAGATGATACTCAAAATCTGACAGATCCGATTTAGCATAGAAAAATGATTAAATTTGCAATTTTGAAAGCACTATCTTTTTCAAGTGTGCTTGTATTACTGCTTATTGTAGC